GGATAGACGGTGTAAGGAGTAGGGAGAATGCATGGTGCGACTGGAACATTCCGTTGCATTTTGGCGGTATGTCTGACCCACTCCAACCGATTGAAAAGAAGGTCAGGAATACTTATGAGTGCTTGAAGCTGTTAGAAGAGACCCAATACCCCTTCTTGATATCAACCAAAGGGAAATTACTTGGCGATGATGAATACCTTGAGGTAATCGGGAAATGTAACTGTGTTGTGCAGATATCGGCCGTATGCGGTAGCTATGATGAGATAGAGCCAGGAGCACCGACATTCCTTGAGCGTATCGAGATTGGACGTAAGGATGCTTCTACTGGCAGGCGGTTGATATTCCGAATTCAGCCGTATCTCCCAGAACACTTTGAGGAAATAAAGGAATCCTTGAAGCTGATGGCAGATGCAGGTGCTTACGGTGTCATCATCGAAGGCATGAAATACAGCAAGAAACGCAAGGGACTTGTTAGGGTCACTGGTGATTGGTGTATAGACTATAAGACGATTAAGCATGACTTCCTGATATTGAAAGAGATTGGTAATGGATTAGGAATGAAGGTCTATGCAGGGGAAAACCGTTTGCGAGAGTACGGAGACAGTCTTACCTGCTGTGGCATAGATGGTCTGGAAGGGTTCAAACCGAATACATTCAACATCAATCACCTAATCCATGGCGAAAAGGTCTTTCCGTCAGAAACAATGTGCAAAGTTGGGACGGCGGCCTGTTTCCAAAGTCTGAACCAGACAGCTTCCATGAGTGAAGTGGTAAGGAAAAATTCGTTTGCAAACATGATGCTTGGATACCTGAAAAAGAAAAGGAAAATGGTATCAGAGATATTTGGGATGGCATACAAATGATGAATCCAGAAGATATAACCCCAGTTGAGGAACACGGTGGAATTCTCATGAAAAGAGATGACCTGTTCGCTCCATTCGGGGAAGGGACAGTAAACGGTGGAAAGCTAAGACAATGTTTCTATCTTGTCGAAAAAATCAAAGATGATTACAAAGGCCTGATATCCTGCTGTTCTATCTATTCACCACAAGCACCAATAACCGCATCAGTAGGGCGGCACTTCGGAATGCCTGTCACCATCTTTTACGGCGGCACAACAAAAGAAAGGGCAATCCAGATGCGGATGCCTAATATCACCATGCGATACGGTGCCAAACTGGAAATAGCAAGCAAAAGTGGAATCCACAGCATACTGTATATGAAAGCCAAAAAGTATGCATCAGAAAACGATTACTTTGTGGTCGATTACGGGTTCAACATAATGGAGCATCCTGACATTCTGATTGATAAGGTGGCGAATCAGGTTGTAAATATCCCTGATGTGGATAACCTTGTCATTACCTGCGGCAGTGGAATTACGGCCACCAGTATCATGTTGGGGATAAAGAAATACAAAAAGAAAATCGGGAATATATGGCTTATCGCAACCGCACCAGACAGAACAAAATTCATCAATAACACCCTTAAAGCATACGACACTGAAATGCCCTTCAACATGGTTGATTTGTTCCACAAGAAGGGGTTTGTGTATGAGCGTGGTGTTGACGTAAGTGTAGATGGAATAAAACTGCATCCGAATTACGAGGCAAAGACATATTCTTGGCTAAAGAACAACAAGCTAAAGGGCAGTACATTACTGTGGGTTGTCGGTGCGAAGCCTATGAGGTAAGTTATGGCAAAAAAGATGGGAAGGCCAAGAATAGAAATAGATGGAGATGCCTTTGAAAAGCTGTGTGGATTACAGTGTACGCTCAACGAAATTGCAGGGTTCTTCAACTGTTCGGAAGATACGATTGAAAGATGGTGCAAGCGTAATTACCACGAAACATTTGCGGAGGTCTATAAAAAGCACTCCATGACTGGCAAAATATCCTTAAGGAGGGCACAGTTTAAACTTGCCGAAAAATCGGCATCCATGGCCATATTCTTAGGGAAGAACTATTTGGGTCAGAGAGATGTGGTTGAGTATCAGGATAATGACGCTCTTGATAAACTTGACGAGATTTTAAGCGAGACAAGAAAAAATGCCTTTGAGTCAGAAACAACATGAGTACATAAGGAATGCTGATGCCAGATGGAATCTGAAAATAGGTGCAGTGCGGTCTGGTAAGACTTATCTTGACATTGATTATATGATTCCATACAGGTTGCGTGAAGCCAGAGGGAAGTCTGGTTTGAACCTGATACTTGGAGTAAGCAGGGAGACAATAGAGCGTAACGTGTTACGGCCCATGAGGGAAAAGTACACAGACCGACTTATCGGTTCAATCAACGGCCGCAACATCGCAAGGATATGCGGCGAAGAGGTGTATTGTCTTGGTGCCGAAAAAATAAGTCAGGTGTCCAAGATACAGGGAATGAGTATAAAATACTGCTACGGTGACGAGATTGCTAAGTGGTGCAAGGAAGTATTTATCATGCTCCAATCCCGACTGGATAAGCCGTACTCAAGGTTTGACGGTTCCTGTAACCCAGAGTCTCCAAGTCACTGGCTGAAAGAATTCATAGACAAAAACGATGTTGACACGTATATCCAGAAGTATACTATCTTCGATAATCCGTTTCTTTCGCAGGATTTCGTGGATAATCTCTGTAAGGAATACGAGGGAACCGTCTATTACGGAAGATATATTGAGGGTGAGTGGACTCTTGCCGAAGGTTTGATATATCCCAAGTACGGTGAAGCAATCGCTGAGCCGCCACAGAACCAAATTCCGTCACAATATGTACTATCTATAGACTATGGTACACAAAACGCATTCTCGGCAGGATTGTGGGCGAAATACGGTAATGTGTGGTGGCGAATCAAGGAATATTACTACTCTGGAAGGGATGAAGGGGTTCAAAAGACAGATAATGAGTATGCTGACGATTTGGACAGATTCATATCTCATCTTGACTTACGGGAAAAGATTCGTACTATCATTGACCCATCGGCGGCATCCTTTATAACCCTGCTCCGTAAGCGAGGCAAGTACCGTGTTATCTCTGCCGATAATGCAGTATCAGACGGTATCCGTGAAACGGCCACTTGCATGGCAACAGGAAAGATAAAAATATCTCCAACGTGTAAAAATTGGAAAAAAGAAGCACAAGGCTATGTATGGGATGATAAGGCTATGGAGGACAGGCCTGTAAAGGAAAATGACCATGCGATGGATGATAGCAGGTATTTCTGCAAAACAATGAGATTAGCCAACAAAAAGGATGATTACAAGTCAATTTTAGGAGCATAGCAGGAGGTAAACGGAGGAATGAGCAAATGTTCACCTATCAGGATTACTTAGCAATACCAGACAACGACACCGATAAAATGAATTTCGTCCGAAGCGTTATATCCAACCACACCAGTGAAGAGATATACACCAAGGCGGTTGATGCCTACGAATACTTCAAAGGCAACAACACCACCATCACTAACTACCAAAAGACTCTCACCACAGCAACAGGCAAGATTGTCAGGGACAAGTGGTCACCCAACCACAAGGTAAAGTCGGGGTTCTTTAGGCGGTTCGCTACACAGCAGAATCAGTACCTGCTTGGTAACGGTATCACTTGGGGCGAAGATGGAACGGCCGACAGGTTAGGCAAGCGGTTTGACACCAGAATGCAGGAGTTAGGGGAAAATGCCCTTGTAGGTGCGGTTTCGTTTGGCTTCTGGAACAAAGACCATCTTGAGATATTCAAGATAACGGAGTTTGCACCCTTACTGGATGAAGAGAACGGCACCCTGCGGATGGGAGTACGGTTCTGGCAGATAGACAAAGGCAAGCCGTTACGTGCTACGCTTTACGAAGAGGACGGCTACACCGAATACATCTGGAACAAGAAGGATGGAAAGGAAGCAGGCGAAATCCTTAAGCCGAAGCGTGCATATATCACTGTACGCTCCAGAAGCGATGCAGAAGGTGAATTATCCGTTGGGGATAGAAACTATGACGGATTCCCGATAATCCCTCTCTGGGCCAATAGGGAGCATATAAGCGAAATTGAGCCTATCAGGGACGGTATAGATGCCTATGACCTTATCAAGAACGGATTCGAGAACGACTTGGATACGGCCCAGATTTACTGGATAGTCAAGGGAGCAGGGGGAATGGACAACCAAGACCTTGTGCAGTTCCTTGACAGGCTTGTAACCAACAAGATTGCTTCGGTTGACGGTGAGCAGGAGATTGAAGCACATGAAATCAACCTGCCGTATCAGGCCAGAGAAGCATTGCTTGACAGGATAGAGAAAGACCTGTATCGGGATTATATGGCCCTGAACACCGATGAGATAAAGTCGGGTTCCGTTGTCAATGCTCAAATCAAGGCGGCATATGAAGCCATGAACAGCAAGGCCGACAAGTACGAGTACCAGATAATCGAGTTCCTTGACAACCTTCTTACGATAGCAGGAATCAACGATGAGCCGACCTTTACACGTTCGATGCTTGTCAACGGTGCGGAGTTGATAAACATTCTGATTCAATCGGCCGAATACCTGTCAAAGGAATACATCACCACCAAGATACTCACCATCCTTGGTGACGCTGATTTGGTGGAGGAAGTCCTGCGGCAGATGGATGCCGAGGAATTATCCCTGTCAGGTCTGGGTAACAATCAGCAGGAAGAGGAACAGCCAGAGGAAACCGAGGAAGAGGCCGAAGAAGAAACCGAGGTGTAATCTATGGATATCGCAAGCCGTGAAACGGATAAAATCATAGCGAAGATAGAAAAAGAGATTGCCAAGGAATATCGGCAGGCCTACAAGGAAATGTCCAAAAAGGTAGAGGACTACTTCAGGAGATTTGAGTGGAAAGATAAGAAGTGGAGAGAGTGGGTAAAGGCAGGCAAGCGGACAAAGGCCGATTATCTTGAATGGCGAAAAGGCCAGATGATTGTTGGCAAGCGATGGAGAGAGATGAAAGAAACACTGGCCCAAGACCTGTCCAATACCTACAAGATAGCCGACAGCATAGCAAAGGGCGAACGGCCAGAGGTTTATGCCCTTAACTTCAATTTTGAAACCTATCGGATAGAAAGGAAAACATCCATTGACACATCCTTTACCCTGTACAACCGTGATGCGGTGGCAAGGATGTACCGTGAGAATCCGAAACTGTATCACAGCAAGATAGGCAAGGAAGTCCAACGGCAAATCAACGAAGGAACCCTAAAGCGGTGGGAGCGGAGAAAGATACAAAACGTCCTTACTCAGGGAATCCTGCAGGGGGAATCTATCCCCAACCTGACCAAGCGGTTGGAATTGATGTATGGCGGTGACCACAATGCGGCAATCAGGAATGCCCGAACCATGATGACAGGAGTCCAAAATGCAGGCCGAGTGGATGCGATGGTAAGAGCCAACCAGATGGGTATTATATGTCAGAAGCAGTGGATAGCATCACTGGATGACAGGACACGACACTGGCACAGGGATTTGGACGGCCAATCAATCCCAGTGGATGAAGCCTTCCATAACCTATACGGAGATATCATGTTCCCTGGAGACCCTGATGCAGATGGTTCCAATATCTATAACTGTCGTTGCACTTTGCTGACTGCAATCAAGGGCTTTGAGATAGATGCGTCAGATTTAAAACTCAGATATGATGATAACCTTGGTGATATGACCTATGAAGAGTGGAAGTCGAGAAGGAAATCAACCAGTAATCCGATTGATGCTCAAGAGAGAAGGTCAGCCTACTATCGTAAGAAATGGACTGACAAGTATAAGGAGAAGTAGCCATGGCAGATGTTGAGATAGTAATTGATAATACTGATAAGGCTATGGCAAATATGGAAGAGGGCATAGAAAAGGCATTAGAAGCCATAGGAGCCCAGTGTGAGAACTATGCGAAGATGACTTGCCCTGTAGATACTGGTAACTTACGCAACTCCATCACTCATGAAAGGAGGGGTAAGAGTTCAGTATATATCGGAACCAATGTGGAGTATGCTATATATGTTCATGAAGGGCATAAGACCCCGAGTGGCGGTCATGTAGCACCGAGAAGGTTTCTCAGGGATGCGGCAGTCAACCACACCGAAGAATATACACACATAGCAGAAGCGGCAATCAAAGGGGCGTTCTAATGAAATTCTATCTTACCAGAACAAGCAGTACTGACGAAAAAACACCGCCGATTCACAAGGCAGGCCTTTACAAGATACACCACAATGGACGGTGGTACTGGATAGTTGAGTTGAAATCAGCACAGGACGTAATCGGCCTGATGAAGGTTTGCGGAGAGGCATTAATCATCCAAGACTACGGTGAATTCACCAAGGATGGAGAAACCTATTACCACATAGAAATATACGATACTTGGAGAGAATGAGGACTGTTTCCAGTCCTCAAATTTTTTTTAATTTTTTTCAAAAAACCTATTGACATTTTAAACTATATAGTTTATAATAAGCATAGTTAAACAAGCACTCACCAAGAAAGGGGATAGAAAAATGAAGGCAATCACAAACGAAATCAAAGAAGCAATCTTAAACGTAACAGGAGAAAACAGAGCGGACTGCATCAACAAGGTAGCAGAAAAGCTGAACGCAGATGTTGGAGAGCATACAGTTTTTGTAAGAAACACAAGAAACATCAAATGGAACGGATTAGTAATTGACCTGACAACAAGAAAGATAAAAGGAGTTCAGACAGTAGTAAACTTTTTCGCATGGGAAGAGGGAAACAAAAACAAAACAATCGAAATGTTTACAAAGGAAACAAAAGTAACAAAGAAGGAAGTTACACCCGAAGAAGCA